AAGAAGATGTAAAACTATAACGAATAGAGGTTAACTCAGCGAGTAACTTGTCATCATTAGGCAACTTACAAGCACGATCCTCAAACCAGCCCTTAGTCTTAAACCACAACTCAGAGCGTAAATTTAAGTATGTACCACCCATACTAGGGGCTTCCGCAACATTAATTCCTCGAACAGGCAACTCTAACTCACGCAATCTATCAACAACACCAGAGCCAAGCCCAATACTATCCACAAGTATCTCTCTAGGCCTCTTAGAGGGCATTAATCCTTCATATTCAGCAACAATGCGACCCACAGTCTGCATTAAATCTAAGCCAGACCAAGACCTAACCTCAGTCACAATAGAACCTTGACGCTTACATAACGCAGTTTTGTCATTACCAAACCGACTAACGTCCAAACCCCACACACTTGGTAGATCAGCATCACCCTCAACATCGCGATGTATTGCATTTTCTACTAAGTGATACGGTATAATTGTGTCGTCATCTGCTTGAGGAAACTCACCTAACACCCTGATTCTAAAGGCATTACTGTCTTCACCGTAGCGCATTTTCATTTCTTCGATAAACTCATCGCTTACCAAAGGGCTATCAATGCATGACCAGCGCCTAGTCCACCAGCTATCTGCAAGCCTATTTTGGCTTTCAAAAAACGTACCGCTAGACCTAGTGGGGTTGCTCAACATAATAGTCGTAGCATTATGACCAGACATAGAGCCAGCCGCAGCTTCAAATACTTGCTCAGGCACACCAGATGCCTCGTCTACAACCAGCATAACGTGTTCTGAGTGTACACCAGCTAACGCTTCTGGCGTTTCTGCTCTTGAGGTTCTAGCTGAAATAAACATCTCACTAGGGGCAGATGTATGCTCTACACGGTCAGACTTGACGTTCAGCACTTCCTTAAACGCATCTGGCAGTTCATTTATCCATCTTTTCATTTCTGCAAACAAAGCATCAAATAACTGGCTAGAGGTAGGGGCGGTTACCACAACCTTGTTTGGGTAATGCATCAAAAAATACCAAAGCATAGCCCATGATGCAGCCGCAGATTTTCCAGTTCCATGACCCGAGCGGATCGAAATTTTCCTTTCTCCGTCTGCAATAGCTTGTAAAAACTCAGCCTGATAATCTAACGGTTCTAATCCAAGAACTTCCTGCACAAACAATGTCGGGTTTTTAGCGTAACGCCGTGTAAACTCAATCATTGTGTTCTGTGACAAGTCATTCATGGTCTACAACTTTCATTTTTCGCAGCGCATCTAAGTGTAAATCACCAATGTTAATCTGTATGTTTTGCTGACTGCCACCACCATACCTATTTTTATTTAAAGATGAAGCTATAAAATTATGTTGCTGCGCCAAACCTTTCGCAATACCAATATCAACCTGATTAACATTACCCTCAGATATATCACGATCACCGTTTAAGGCTTCTTTAACCTCAAGCTCTCGCCTCTCTCTAATATCGTTAAGCATATCAAACGCAGCATCCGCATGAGCATCAGCAACTAAATGCTCTATCTCACGCACAGCGTTACCATACTTTTCGTCCTTCATAAGATTACGCCTAAAATAGCCGCGATCTAAATTTAGCTCTTTAGCAATCATAGGAATGGTTTTGCCTGCTAATAATTCTTTCTGCAAAGCTTCAACGCCACCTCTTCGATCAAGTTCGGATAACGCTTGTTTTAATTTTGGTTTACCAGCCATATTCTTTCCGCAAAAGTTATGTTCAACATACTACAATTAATAATTAATAATGCCTATAGGCATTTTATTAATTAATTAATATTAAGTATAGGTGTGCATTATTAAATAAAACCCCTTAAAAATATAGAAAATATCAAAATTTTTTTAAAAAAACTGAAAAATACTTAGGATTTTGTAATTCCTAAGCATTATTATTTTCCTAAGGGGGTGGGGTGGGTGCTGCGAGAAAGCATAATAAAACATCAGGGAGGTAAAATTTTATTAAACAACACCCAAAATAATCATAACACAAATTTCACTATGTGGGAATGTAGTTATAGCATAGGTACGCCAGATAATTTTAATGGGGGGGGTCTAAAAAAATGGATCGCGTTTGTATACAATTGTTCGCTATTGTTTGACATTAGCCCAAACAAGTACCGACGAATGCTTAAATGGGGTTAGGTATTTAGTTAAACATTGTTTAAACAATATTGAACAAATGTTTTGCATTGAGCAGCATTTAAACATTGTAAAACATTGTAAAACAATAACCTTGCAAATGTTTTTCAAATCGCATATTCGCGCGCGCCCGCGCCTAACCTTGTGTTTTGGTATCTGCTCGGTCGATTTTTAACACAATCTGAACAATGCGAGACAATTGTATACCAAACAGTCAAAAAATGGGCAAAAATCGCTCAGAGCCAATATAAAGCTCACTGAGTAGCCTTATTTTGTTTTGTGAAGTTTAGGTCATAAAAAAGCTTTAACCCTACTCAGTGAGCAATTTCCTAATATCGCCTAATATTTGAGCAATATTATATAAATGTTTGCTAATATCGCTTGATATCGTTAAAATGAGCGTGTAAGCGCGTGCATAGTGATTCGCGCATAAATTAAGGAAAGGCTAAAAAATGTCATACGCATATGTAGTAAGAGGATATCATGACGGCGTTATTGGAGTTTTTACCAATAAGAAAAAAGCAATCAATTGCGGCGTCCGTTATGCAAAAAACTCATTAAGTGAGCATGAGCAAAATACTGATATTGAGGTTGATGCTAGAGACTGGATTATTTTCATAGGCAATGATGCTGAAGTAGAAAAGTTTCATATAAATCATGAATATTGATATTGATGACCAGCCTATATTTAGGCTGGCATTCAATACCAATTGCATAAACTAAGGAAAGGCTAACAAATGCAAAATAAATACCAAAACTTTAAAGCGTATCTAGACAAGCTTGAGCGCGACTCCGATCGTGACTTTTTTGATGAATTTGAACACTTATCTACTCAAGATAATGACCAGCTAAAAAGTGAGGGTTTAACGAATGACTTTAACTAAAACTCAAATAGCTGCAAACGCTGGTCAATCAGTGTTTCAGTATCGCGTTAAACCAGCTGATAAATCTTTAATGGCTAAAAGTGAAAGGCTTATCAAAAAGTCAACGAATGCAAAGTTAGGTAAGAAAGTTAGAAAAGGTCATTATAAAGGTTTTCCAATTTATACGCTTACTTTGGAAGAACGCGCTACTTGTCCTAAGTCTTGTGTTCACTGGTTAGATTGCTACGGGAATCATATGCGTTATGCCTACCGCTACCAATCAGGCCCAGCACTTGAGGCAATGCTAGAAACTGAGCTTGCAGAATTACAGCGTAAGCACCCGCAAGGCTTTCTTGTTAGGCTACATATATTGGGTGACTTTTACAGCGTTTCATATGTCGCTAAATGGGCTAGCTGGTTAGGTAAATTTCCAGCCTTGCACGTTTACGGATATACAGCGAACCAGCCTAACGCAACGGACAAGCTTGAGCGTGAAATTGGGCAATCAATCCTAAGCTTGCGAGACAATGCAAACGGACGCTTTGCCGTTCGTTTTAGCGGTAACTTTGATGACAATTTTGCTGCAAATAGTTTTGATGATGTTAGGTCAAAAGAGGCACTAGAAAGAAAGGAAGCGATACTTTGCCCTGAGCAAACTGGACAAGTAAATTCTTGTGCTGATTGTGCGGTTTGTTGGGTAGCTCAAAAGCCTGTCATATTTCAAACTCACTGAGCTTATTAATGACCAGCTTAAAAGCTAGGCTGGCATTTCATAAGCTTACTAAAAGTTTATGGTTATCTGTTTATTAAAAGGAAAGGCTAAAAAATGGATAAAAAAGAAATACTAAAGCGAATGAAAATGTTTTCTGAGCGTACTATTGAAAATGGTTGTTCTGAAGCTGAGGCAATGCTTGCCGCTAAAAAACTTAGTGAATTGCAAGCTAAGTATAACGTAACGCTTACCGAGCTTGACGTTCAAGAAATGGATTTTGAAATTCATTACTTTGAGGCTGGCAGACGTAAGCACCCTGTTGTATGTGCTTTGGGTGGTATTGGTGAATTTTGCCAAGTTGAAATTTTGCTTTGGTCATATTCAAAACGTAGTGAAACGACTAGCGGCAATGTTTCATTCTTTGGTGAGCCTCACAATGTGCAAAATGCTTTATATTTGATGAACCTTATTAAAGCGACAATGGAGCAAGAATTTGCACAATTCAAAACGCAATGGGAATATCAGGATTTAAGGATGCGTCACCACCCACAATCTATAAGGTCAAACTTTCTCAATGCTATGGGCTACCGTATAAGCTCAAGATTGCGAAAAATGGCTAGTGAGGAGCGCAAAGAGGTTAAAGAGCAAGCTAGCACTGGAACCGATTTGATTGTGCTAGCTGAAAAGAAACGCGAGCTTGAGCATAGAAAAATGTTCCCTCGTATTGGTAGCGCTAGAGGCCGCAATGCTGGCAGTGGTTCGGCTGCTGCTGCTGGTGCTGCTGCTGGTGATCGAGCAAGCCTTAGTCGCGGTGTTGGTTCAAGCTCAGGAGGCACGCTCAGACTAAGCTAAATGTTACTAGTGACCAGCCCTATATTAGGGCTGGCATCTAGTGCCATTTAGGCGCTCATAGCTAAGGAAAGGAAAGGCTAAAAATGAACCCTCAAGTAAATGAACATGGAGCTTTTTATATTTGGATTGCTCAAGAAGTAAGCACTGGTGAAATACTAGGTTCTTACACCCAAAAAACGCAAGCTATCAAACACGCTCAAAGCTTTGTTGGCGGTGATGAATCCGAGATTATAAGCGACAATAGTTTGGAGACTGTTTTTATTGGCGGTAATATTGCCAAAGTCACCAAAGTTAAAACTGAAACTTTGAGAGTGTGGGATTAATTGCAATGTATACTGATATTTTAAAAGGACACAGCTATCTTGACCGATTAGTACTGGTTCACGATATTATTAATACTTTTGCTTATGAGGCTTACAGCTCAAACAATCCTAAAGAAAATGAGCTAGGCTCAATGATGCACAAAGCAAGCGATCAACTAAATGATGAAATAAACGAGTTACTTTTGCATGGTGAGGATAGCGATTTTATCCGTTCAAATAACACTGAATTAAGCAAAGAAACTCACGCTTTGATTTTAGAGATTTTTACCCGAATGAAATTTAAAGAGGGTTTTGATAAGCTAGGGTTGCCGCTATGAGTATCCGCGAAATTATTTGGTACAGCGTAACGCGAGGGCTTGCGCTGTTGGGCGTGACAGTTTCAATCTTTCAGGCTGGCTACGCTGCAACGCTTATCAAAGAGCTAGCCCAGCTCTTTATGTGATATTAGCTAAATGTTTGTGATATCATTTTAAACGTGTTACAATTCGAATCGTGGCGGCGCGTGCAATCTGGTAAAGAGGATGTTGCACCAAAAACTTTAACAGATGCCGCCACAAATAAAGGAAAGGAAAGGCTAAATGTATACTGTAGATGAAAAGATTTTTTATCATGGGCGTTTTATCTCTTTGCATCGTGAGGATGTTAACAACCCTCATCACCCGAATTTATGGGGTCATTTATGCGATGATCTAGACCTTGACCCAAAAACTACAAATGCAATTGATTTGAAGGTTGTTAGGGTTAAAGTAACGGATGCTTCGCAATGAGATATTTACCAACTTTAAATCTTTGGAAGCCTAGCGTTCAGGACGCTATTAAAAGCGGTCAAATCAAGCTACAGCGCGGTCAATGGCTGCGCTGTGGCACTGAGGGCAAGCGTTGCCGTTTTGTTGGGTTTTTAAACGGAAGGAAGCCCAGCGATAGGTCAATTTGGGTTGCTCATTGGCAAGGTAGCTCAAAGGCTACTAATGACCATTTTTTAAACTGCGTTGATGCTTACACTGCAAGGAATGCGCGATGAGGGGTATAAAGTTAAGGTTGAGCAACGGATACATTTTATCCGTTGTTCCTGAAATGAACGAAAAAGTTCATGATGGTTTAGTTGAGGTTGCTTTGCTTAATTCTGATAGGGATTTTGTAAATACTTGGCTATGGCTGGGCGTGCCTGACGATCAAGAGGACAACGACTATTGGCCTGACGTTGAGCGTTTTGTTGGGGCAAAGCATTTGCCCAGAATTATTGAAAAAGCTTATTGCTACGCAGAAAGGATTGCAGATGCAAAAATATGAATTTTACCTTGAGGGTGAGAACGGCGTTGATTTTGGCATTATTCGAGCCAAAGATGAGAAAGATTTTCTCAGGATTTTAAAACAAGACTTTCCGCGTGATATAGGCGCAGACGGTTTTTATAACTGCCCAACAACTGGCGATGAGGTTGCCATAGATTGGTTTTTATAAATGCTATTGATGACCAGCCTTTAACGAGGCTGGCATTCAATATCATTTTAACAGCAAGAAAGGCTAAAACATGATGATAGCGCACTACCCAACTAAAAAAGAGCTTAAAGAGAATATCGGCAAGCCCTTGAACTACACTGAGACTTCATTGTTTGGCAATGAGTACACGCCAAATGGCGAGTTTGCAGTGTGTAACAGGCCTCATTTAACAGGTTATAAGCGCGAGTTTTTCGCAGCCGTTACAATGGAAAACGGACTAATTAAGGCTGTAAAATGAAGCTTTATGAATTGCCGCTAAACTATGCGATTTACGGCAACACTGACAGCGCAGGCGATATTGAGTTTTACTCTTTGGTTGATTGGCGAACTGGTGACCATGTGTTTGATGATGACCAGATAGAAAACATTTTTATTGCCTACGCTATGTGTTTGAAGCGCATTGCTAAACGCAGGCGCGACAAAGATAAAAGGAAAATGCATTGAGTAGTATTTTAAATGAGTTGAAGTTAAAGCCTATAGGCTTTGCAGTCGTTAAGATAACTAACCTTAACCAAGTAAGCATATGGGCTATAACTGATGAGGTAAGAGCAAGTGAACACGTTGAGATACTTGGTTTTGCTCAAACGCTGCATAGGGCTGAACTGATAAGAGATAAAATCTTATTTAACAGTGCTATCGCTGAATCAGAAGCTATTTTAGAGAAAGGAATAGACATTGGTAAGCGGTGATATATCGGTTGAATTTTACCTAGCTGACTTAGACGTAAATTTTGCGTTTAATGTTGATTTTAACCAGTTGGATTTACCCAACACTCACGTTCCTGAAATGGATGAGATTAAGGAAGCAATCTATAAGCTTGTCAGGAACACTAGTCACGATATTGAGGATATCGAGCTAAATTTAACTGTCGATGATGACGAGGGAGATTTATAATGGATAAGAAAGATTGGATTAAAGTTGCTAACAACCAGCAACAGCAAAATATGGGCTTTAGAGGTTTAACACCTGATCAGCAAAAAGCTGTGACTAAATTAAATCAGGTTTTACCTGAATTTCTATGGGAGCTAGATGAATGTAAGGACGTTTGGCTATCTACTATTAGGAAGCTTGAAAGTGCCATGTACGATATGAAAAGAAATTTTGAAGGCTTAACAGAATATCAAGTAGGAGAAATGCTTAATTATGGCATTGATTGGGATGCTGACGGCACTTGGTTTGACACTGATGAGCTACCTGAAGAAAAGCCTAAAAAGTCTAAAAAATAAACTCACCTTTCCTTGAGTTAAACTTGCCCTGCTTCGGCAGGGCTTTTTTTTGCGCCTTTGCCATGTTTCCAGCGCAACAGGTTAAGTATTTCCGCGCTTAGGTGGTGTAGCTCATCATTTTGAATTACCCCTATCAGTGCGCCCTCATAATAGACCCTGAGGCCATCATCATATACAGCCCACCTTAACGGTTCTTTCGTATTTCTATTAAACGCCATTTTATCGCCTTAACCTGTTCATCATTCCATTCAGGCAGATTGATGCCTAACACACGCCTACGGTTGGCAAAACCATACAATTCATCCTCAGTATTGATGCTAGCCAATTTTTGCTCAAACGTCTGCAAAAGTTTAATCTTACTGGTTCCCTTTTTAAATTCTTTAGCAGAACCATTTTTTAACTTTTCTTTTAACCAATTTGAATAGTCCAATTTATTTCCTAACATTAATATTATTTATTATTAATGCCTATAGGCATTTTAATAATTAAATAAGCTTAATAATTTTTGTTCATTTTCTTAATATTGTTTAATAACTAGCTTTATAAATTATTGTTTTTAAACATTAATAATTATTAAAACGGATTATTAGGCTCCTCATATTTACCTTTTTTATCGCAGAACCATATTTTACCCTCATTTATGGCTATATGACCCTTTTTAATCATTGATTTTACCGTTTGGTTATAGGCTGATGATGAGTTCGCG